TAATTAGTATTAGCTATTTCAACATCATCAATAAATAATGTAAATGCATCTATATTATCAGGTAAAGGATCAAATGTTAAAGTAAATGTAGATTGACTACCAGTGCCAATAAATCCTTCTTCCGCACTATAATATTGCCTTGCTGTTTGTGTTATAAATCCCATTTACTATGATTTTTCTTGTGTTATTTTTTTGTTTTCTTTTCCATCTGCAACTTGTACAACAGATGCATCTTTAATATTCAATCCAGCGTAAGCTAATATCTTTAATACTAAAGCAGTTTCATCTGATTCATGCAATTCAAAATCTGTTGAGTAGCTTGCGTTATATAATGCATTACCCGATATACTAGTATATCCCCAGTTAGGAGATATAGGCTTTCTTACATAAGTACATGAAACATTAGATGTTATTGTGCTAGGGAACACTTTTATTGCCCAGTGGCCACTAGAATTTGCTATGTTTTGAGTAAACACAGGCGAAGTTATTGTTGGTTGAGTTAGTTTAGATAATTGATATTCAAGCAGTTGCTTTTTATCTACTTTATCTACTTCGATACCATTATAAATAACAGTTCCCAACTTATGAAGATTGTCAGGAAAATGAAAATGGTCGGTCATATAAGTTAAGTCAGCTTCTGTTTTAAACCTACTTAACTTTTCATCAATTGTTTTATATAAGTTAGCATACTCAGTATTGTTTTCTTTTAATCGCATATATTGATTAAGATCAAACACATACTGTTCAAATATTTCTAATTGAGATTGATCTGCAAATAAATTAAATTCTTGTGGAGTAATATACCCTCTATTTTCTTTATTAACAATCGATAATACCTTTTGGTAAACTGTATCTACGCTAATCATATTTTTTTTATTATTTATAGTAATTAAGCCACCCTTAAGATGGCCTAACCACTATAAAGAGTAACTATTTAAGTTTCTTTTCTATTGCTTTGTATACTTCAACTCCTTCGTCTGTTTTAAACCAAGCAGCTAAAGCTGAATAAGGATTCTCATCAAAAGGAACAGTCATTAGTTTTCTTCCATTTGAACCCCATTTAAATGTACGTTGATCGTCTGACAACTTTATAATTCCCGCTTCTGCAGCTTTTAGTCCTACGCTCCTAATTTGTACATTTTCGTCATTAGCGAGTTCTAAGAACAGAACGGGATCTTTCTTAGCAAATACAAGCAAATCTCGTTTAAGCTCCTTAGAAGTCATTTTAGATACCGCAGAACCAACGTTAACACGAACAATAGCTTCAGCTTGGTCAATATCCATTTCTTTAGCTATTAGTAGCGCTTCTACTTCTTTTTCTATAACTTCCAACTCGTCTTGAGCTTCTATGTTAGGATCAAATTCTACATATACTCTATTCAAAGAGGGATGATATAAAGAAAGTAATTTTTGTAATGTTTGTTTATTTTTTGGTACTGTTAGTACGCCATCTTCAAAAACAATATGCCCTAATCTTGCATTTCCTTGAAATTCGTCAACAAAAGGCGTTTTTTGATTTAAAGTATATTTTAATTCTCTTTCATAACTCTTTTCTTCATCAAACCAGAATATGTTTTTAGATTTAAGAGTAAATGTTAATGGTGATAGATTATTTTTTAATAGGTAAGTTCTATCTTTTACCTCCCAAGTGTTAGCTTTTTTAGCCATGATATAATAATATTAAATAAGTGAATAAAGGTAAGAACTACCCCCGCTAATACAACGAGGGTAAATCTTACTTAGTTAATTATGCATTTGAAAAGTTTCCAAATAATACAAAGTTATTTGCAGCTTGAGTTACTAAACATCTTTCAGATAGATAGTTCACTTCCATCTTATCAAACCCAGAAGTTGAAGCTCCTCCAACAGATCCAGTGATCCAAGATTTCATTTTTCTATCATCTGCTTCAGAAGCTCTGTAACGCACGTGCAAGAATGGACGCTTAAGGTTTTTACCAAGAATTTGGTCATAAACACTAGACGTTCCTGCGGGTACTAATATCCCTGTAACATCAGAAGCAATTACCCCACGAGTAGCACCGTCATTTAAATATTTCCAGTCAGTTTTGTAGAAGTCATAAGAACCTCTGCGGAAACCACTGAAACCTAAATTAAGTGCCATATCTTCACTGTTGTTGAATACTCCGTAAGAAGTACCGCCAGCACCGTAAGAATTTTGAGCAGCTAGCATGTCATCAATATTCAAAGAAAGATCACGATTTAAGAAAAGTACGTTTTCTTCAATAGCCCCTTGCTTGTCTAGCTTTTTAAGCATAACATCAAAATCTTCTAAATCATCCGCAGCAGAAGTTCCAGCAAGACCGTCTTCATGGATATGCCCTCTATCTTTAATTGCAGCAAAAAGCCCCTCAGAGCCACCAATTGAACCTATAGCATTATTAAGATTTTTTTCTGCTTCAACTAAAGCTGTTTCAGTGTAGTCTTCGAAACGAGTGCGAGTTTCTCCTTCAGCTTTGATATACCATAAATATCCAGACTCACCAGATTCACCAGTTACTTCAACCCATCCAATTTGAGAAGCATCAGATCCAGAGATTTCATACTTGTCTTTTAAGATAATAGGATTGTTAGTATAGGATTGGAAACTAGGAGTTACAGCTTCACTCATTGTATCAGTACCTTTTGCAAATTCAGAGCCATATACAAATAAGCTTATAATATCATCAGTTGTCTCAATTCCAGCAGCAACACAACCAGTATTGTTTGTGTAACAGTTAACTGTGATAGAGTTTACATCGGGGATAGCAGAAACATACGCTTTTACCGTATCAGTGCCATCAGAAATAACAACTGTTTGACCAACACGGATAGCATGATTAGTAAGCCCTGTGATAGTGTTAGAACTACCGGTTCCTACTACGACGTCACCTCCCATAGTACCACCTGTATAAGAAAGGTGTAGTCTTCCTTGCTCTGACCAAATAACTTGATCTGAACTCATAGGCATTTCAGCGCCTACCATACTTAAAAATCCACTTACTGATCTGTCGCCAAATTTTTCAACTTCGCCTTCATATAGATCTGGTAAGTATTGTTGTGCCCATCCTGCAGTATCTGTAGATGTAAAGTCAATGTAGTTATTTGACAAAGCTTGTTTAACTGGAGCCGGAGTTGTAGTTCCGAGTCCTAAATTAATTGTACCCATTTTTTTATTTTTTTAAAATTATTTTTTTCTTGTTTTAATTCTTAGTTTTGAACTATCTGTTCCGCTAATTGCTCTTACTTTTATTCCTCCAGCTTCTACATAACCATTTTGACTTTTTCGAGGATCCATATTTATATTTTTGGATTCCGCTTCTAATTGTCTAATAGCATCCGCTTTACCTTGTTCGTAAAAGTGACTAGCAATTTTATCAGAATTTTTAGCAGCAAATAAAGCTTTATGATAAGCGGAAGGATCTGAAAGCATACCTTTATCATCTATGTAACTTCCTAGAAATTCAGAAATATCACTTTGTGAATCCTTAACACTTTTTGCGTCATTTACTTTAAACCTATATTTATTACTTCCAACTTTGAAATCAAAACCTTTGAAATCTTCATTAAAAAACTTATTGGTTTTTTCAGCAAAATGATTTGCTCTTTTTGTCTGCAAAGCAGTTAGTTTAGACTGCTCTTCTTTATAGGCATTGTAAAAATCAATAGCTTCTTTTTGTTCTGGGGCTAACTTAGAACTCAACTTGACTTCTTCGTAATACTTGCCTTTTAAACCTTCAAGAAAGTTTTTAGCTTTTACAATTTCCTCTTTATAAGCTAATTTCTTACGTTTAATATCTCGATCGTCATCAAGATCTTCATCATAAGAAAAGTTATCTTCAATTAAAAAATCAACCTCATCGTTATCTAAATGAGATTTTGTTTGTTTATAATACTCCTTTAATAATGTAGAATTATCTACATTTGAGTAATCTGCATTTAACCTGACATAGTCTTCAAGACTTCCACCAGTTTCCTGCATAAATTCAACTACCTTTTGAATATTTTCAGGTAATTCAATATTTTTATCTTTTGCTTCCTGAACAGCTTCTTCAACCGTTTCTTCAACTGTTGTTTCTTCTGGCTCTGGTGCTTCAGTATCCTTGTCTTCTATTAACTCTAATACTGTTTCTTTTTCTTCGGAAGATTTTTCGGTACTCCGTACTTCTTCTTCCACTTTTTCGCTAGATTCGGATTCGTTGCGAACAGGAACCTCATCTGTGCTTTGCTCTTGAACGGCATTTTCTTTTGTTTTAGGCGGTTCTCTTAAATCAACTTTATAAGTTCCATCCTCTGATTTTGTATCAACTCCTGCGTTTTCTAATACTGTCTCTTCTCTTTCTGCAGTACTAGGGTTCTCGTCTTCGACTAAATTAACTTTGTAATCTGACATAATAAAATTTTATATAATAGTTTGAAAATAAATTATCTAGGCTCAAATTGCTCTAAGCCAAAGCCACCTAATGTATCAAATCCAGAAGATTCAAAATCTTTTGGAGGCTTATTGTTTTTTCTTTGGTCAATCAATTCAGATTGTTGAGAAGCTTGAATTTTAGTTCTTTTATCTTTCCTATCTTCTCTGTATTGTTCTTTATTGTTAATTACTTGTAAATCTAGTTCTTTAAGCTGCTTGCTCAACTCGAACTCATAGGTCATAAGCTCTTTTTTGTATTGAACTTCCATACCCATTTTAGCAACTTCTAATTCGTGTTCTGCACTCTTAACTTGAATTTTAGTTTGAGATAAAGCTTGTTGTTTTTGAACATCTGCCTGAGCAGCAGCTTGAGCGGCTTGAGCATTAGATTGAGATTGCAAAGTAATGTTTTCAGTTTGCATCGCTCTATCCTGGGCTGCTTTCTTTTTTCTTCTTAATTTTAAAAGCTGATTAGCTAGTTTTAAGTTTTTAACATCTCTTATATCAATAGCATCTTCTAAAAATATTTGATCTCTTGAAAGTGCTACTTGAATATTATTTTCTAATAGTTGTTTTTCTTCATCGTCTGGAGCTAGTTCTAGGAATATACCAAAGTCATGTAAATGCAACTCATTTAAATCTTCTAATATTCCAACATTATATTTACCGATGCTCTGTATAAAGTTATTTCTAGTGTTAGAATACTCTAATACGTCTGAAACTCTTAATGCAATAGCTTCCGCTGTTTTTAATGTTAAATATAAACTAGCTTGCAGTATGTGTCTTGTTGCTGTATTGGAATTAGCAGCCGCTAACTTTTGTAGACCTACTAATGCATTTTTATCCGGAGTACTTCCATCTCTTGCTTCATTAAGTCCTGTTACGTCTCGGATCATCTGCAAGTAATAATTATAAGAATTAATAAGACTTGAGATTTTCGCATTAGCACCAGAAGTTTGAAGCTCTTGAATAGGTACTCTTCCGCTATTAAATTCACCATCTTGGTTCATGGACCTACCAATAACAGAACCTGTTTGGAAGTACATATTTAATGCTTCTTGAGGATTGTAATTAGTACCATTACCTAAATCAATTTCAGCAATACCATCAGCATCTAAGTATACTCCATCTGGTACCATTCTTGAAAGAACCTGCTGTAGCTTTAAATGAGTAAGCTGTATCATATCGGCAAATGTTGTCATTCTACCAACTAAAGATTCTATTTTACCTTTATATATTCTAGGTGCTACAATGTTGTAACTAAACTGAGCTTTTGTTGTATCAGACTTAGGTCTAGTCATATTCTCAGCTAGTTGCCATTTTAACAACTTGTTATGCCCAATTATTTTTGCTCCTTCGTATATCACTTCAATAGAGCGAGATACTTTTTTAAACCTAGCTTTACTATCTTTTGGAGGATTGAATGTATCATCCTTCTTAATAGCTTTATCTGCACCAGTAGCAGTATCTTTTATTTTGTATACTTGATTGTTAAAAGTCTTATATTCAAAATATAAAACGTAAACATAAGATTTATCAGAATCGTCTTGAGCATTATGGGATCGATTATAAAGCATCGTATTAGCTCCCTTATCTTCAATCTCTTTAAGCTCATCTTCTGTTAAAGTTGGATATTGTTTTTTTAATTCAACAAGTGATACTCTTCTTACTTCACCTACATAATAAATATCATCAAAGTAAGGAGACTCGGTATATGAGTAAACTAAATCTGAAGGATCTACATAATCTATTTTGATACCGTCCGCAGTATTAAAACTATTTTTACAAGAAGACATTCCAAGTACAGCTGCATCGTAGTTTAATCGTCTACGTATTAAATCATATTTATTATGGTCGAAGACATTGTTTACAGCTTCTTCTTCAGCTATTTCAACAGCTTGTTTATAATCAAGTTGCATGTGCAACTCTAACTCTTCTTCTGTTTCTGGAAGCTTTTCTTTGTCATTCTCATATACATCAATACCTAGCTGAGCTTGTATTTGATCTGATATTTCACGAGTTTGCATATCCCGCATCATAGACTCTACATAGTCACTTCGTTTTTTTATCGAAGCGTTATCTTGAGAATAAGCTTTTATGTCGTAGCTTCTTTCAGACATTCCGTTAACTACGATGTCAACAAACTTAGGTATAATAGGTACTGGCTTCCAATCTAAATTCAAATAAGACAAATCACCATTAATAGATAATTCATCTTTATATTTTTGAATAGATTGTTCACCTCTAGCGTACAATCTTAATCTGTGAAAATTATCACGACTTGCAAAGTAGCGTGTGGTTCCTTGATCTCTTTTAAACCATTCGCTTTCGATAGCTCTTGAGATTTCCATACCATACGCATTACTCTTTTTTTCGGAATCTGAAACTGCTTGGCTCGGAAATATACCTTTTGGTTGAGTTTGTAACATTTATTTTATTATTTTTGAAGTACTACCTTGGTTGTTATATTTTGTAAAACCAAAGTTTAAAACTTTTTTTGTTTTTGTTATTTTAGGATGATATGAATGTTTATTGCATGCCATTATAGCTAATCCTGAACTAATACTAGCATCAAACTTAGTTCTGTTGTTTATATTAAATTTTGACCAATCATTTAATGTGTTATTAAAATATATATTGCCATAATCTCCATTTTCTTGCAATCCTACATAATTCTCTATATAAGTTTCAATAGCAGCTGCATGAACCTGTTTTATGTCTTCTGAAGAGTTAGGCATACCACCTATTTCTTTTTCGGTTATAGATAGCTTATTTATCAATTTATCAGGTCTATTCATTGAGTAGCCTCTATATCCTCTTCTTTTCAAATAATATAATAGTCTAGGTTTATTGTTTTCCGCTAATATTGGCATTCCGTAAAAAACTAATGCCATAAGTACATCTTCAAAAAATATCTCAGCTGTTTGCGGTCTAGCAATATATTCTAAAAAAAATGTATTAGCTGGAGCGTTTTCCATACTAAACTTAGTTAAACCATGCAATGCACCTTTAGAACCGTTGCCATCAGTGGTTCCAGATATGTCATAAGAGTCACATCCAAAAGCTCCTACGTGCTCATTTCCTGGGTACTTGGCTCCATTTTTTAGTATTACACGATTTTGTAGATTTAAACTAGGCACCCAAGAAATATTAAACCTTCCATCCATACTTGGATAAAACACAACTCTAGTATCTTTTATTCCGTTTTCCCATTGGAAATTTCCTTTAATAACTGCTCCTGTTGTTAGCGTACCTTCGTTGTAATCTATTTGCTCATATATTTTACCTAAATTAAATATACTGTTTTTGCTTTCATCTCGAAATGCGTGCTCTTTTGTCCTAGGAAATTGCCGATAAAATTCATTTAAAGCATTCTTATCATCTTTTAATCCATCAGCTTCATTTTCCCAAAATTCAACTACACCTATATCTATAAGTTCCCCATCATTTCCAAGTACGGGTTCTTCTGGTGTATCAAATACAGGGTATCCATAAGCATCAATGTATCCTTCGTAGTTCCATTCCATAGGTATGAACAAACTATATAGTCCCGAGCGAGTCTGTCCATTGCGATTTCTTTTTGTAACATCTGACGCATCATATAATTTTTTAAAATTCTGTCCTCCTTTATCTAAAGCATTTGAAGTTGAACCCATCAAACATTTGCCTATAATTTTACTACCTAATCTTAAAGTGGTTTTTGTAACACGCCAGTTATTTAATATGTTATCTGGTTTTTCCCATTTTCCAGATTCATCATGCACTAGTAGTTTTAACTTTTCTCCGTCATAACTATTATCTCCTGTATTTTTCCAGTCAATAGTAGTATCTAGCCCTTCTAATATTTTTTCTTCACTGGTTTGCGTAATGGACTTTTTAGTAAGCTTTGATGCGGGTACTCTATATGCAAGCTCTGATTTAGGTCTATCCATTCCATCTTGTATCGGCTTGAAAAAGAATGGAAGGTTGAGGGATATTGGAACGACCTTATCTGTAAACATTTTCTTTGCATCTCCTCCGGACTTAGATAGTATTCCGAATCTAGCATCACTTGTAATTGTTGCCTGGTTGACACATTCAGATGAGGACATAAAGCTAAATCCCGACCGTCTATTTTTAAGATAACACATTCCGTAGCATCGTTTATCTGCTTTGCAAGCTTCCCAGAATATATAGAATAATCTATTTGCTTCCCTAAAGTCTGGTTTCCCAACATCAATCTTGGTCCACTGCAAGTACATATAATGAGAACCAGTAACATAAGTAGGTACACCTTTGTTATTGAACCAATAACCTTCTTCACGTCTGGTAAATTCTTTATCAATATATGCATACCATTTATTTTTAAATTCTTCAGGATACTTTTCCCAATCAAAAATAGTTTTAATATTTTTTAATTCTTTTGGAAAATTAGTTGGCTCCCATTTGTTATTTGTATTTTCTACATCTTTAGCTTTTGGTAATGCTATTTTTAAATTCTGTATTTCATATATATCACCAATTTGACCAGTTTTACTTATTACAATAATGTCATGCTCTGCATCATATCCATACTTCCAGGCTTTTTTTCTATTAAGCCTATGTATAGTTGTACGCTTTATAGGTTCTATTATTTTTAATAATTTCTGCTCGTACATTATTTAGATCTTTTTTCAGCAAAACCACTAAATGATTTTTCTTCTTTAGAAATTGGTTTATTTTCAAGCATTGCTTTTTCAGTATCTATTCTATTCAATATTTCGAATGCATCAAATATTGCGAGCTTTTTTGTAGCTGCTGCATTTTTCAATCTATCAGCTGCAAGTTCATCTTCACCTCCATGTACTATTATTTCTTCTTCGGCTACTTTTATTAATTCTTCAACCGCTTTATACCCAGACTGGATTATACGGTTCTTCTGTTCCTTTGATGTCATATTTAATAGTAATAGATTTAATAGGTACTCTGTAAAGACGTTTTTCGTCTATAATAAACTCATATTCTGACTCAGGTGAAAATCCAACAATAATATTATCATCATACGTCCCATCTGAGTACGTTATAAAGCCTTTTAAGGGCTCTTCTGTATCTTCTGATATAATTGTATCAGTTTTCTTTTTTATTGGCTGTACGAAGCAAAAACCATCCGTTGCTTTCCAGCTATTATTTTGTTTGTATAAAAATATTTGATCTAAATAACAGAAGTATAAATTATCTTTAAAATAATTAGCACTGTCTTTTTCAATACCTCTAACATCATGAAATCTTCTGAAAGTATTATGATGTACTATTATTTCGTCACCTACTTTTAT